AATTTCATTTTTCCGCTCTAGTATGATAGTATCTAGTATCCTGATAGTCCTTCATAGAATTTCCTGTCAGTTCTTTTACGGTTACTGAATATTCGCGCTTTGGGTTTGATGACTTTTTCCTTGTTTTCATCGAGGGTGTCAATTTCCAGTATTCCGACTTTATTTTGAGATAGCTTTTCCAGGAAGGATATTTTATCTTCGTAGTCCTGTCGGAGTTGTTTTGATGCTGAGTTACGTTTGCTGTATAACTTGTATAGTGTGAGAATTACAGCTATATCTTTTATTGAACCCGGTACAGGTGAAAAAGGAACTTTGTATTTTTTGATGGCGTAGGAGTTTATCTCATCTGTTGCGGCTTTGATGTGATCATTTAACTTTTTTGTGCTGTTTTCATCCCATTCCCCTATGTTGTTGTCGTCACATAAGCGGAGCAATTCTTCGTTGGAGATTCCAAGATCGTCTTTGTTGCAGTAGTAGATCATGGCTTGTTCCTTTTCCTATTTAATTACCATGGGTACCAAATCGCCGGTGGTGCCGGTGGCTGAGATGATGCCGTTGGCTTTTCCCGTGTTCAGGGGTATTGCACAGCCATTGGGGTCGCTTTCAACTTCATCCCCGGCGTTGGCTGCGGCTCCTAATTCAATGAGACTTTCTCCGGAAATAATAGCGCCATATGCTTTCCCGGCTTCCGCTCCATACATGGAAACGCCGTAGGCCCTGGCTCCGGCTCCACACTGGCTGCCGTCGCCTCCTACGAATCGCCATTGGTTCACGGCGCTTGTTGCTGTCATTGTCTTTACTTGACCTGGCACATATGTTGGCTGCATGGTGTCACCTCTTTAGCCGTCAAGCTTGATGTGGGTTTTGGTTGTCAAAACCTGCTTTTTCTCATTGGCGGTTATTTCAATGGTTTCTCCGGGTTTGTACCACTTGCCGTTGATTTTAAGGTTGCCGCCGCTGACCACATATTTTTTTTTCTTCTGCCATGTGTTTCTCCTTTTTTGTTTTCGATTAGGCTATTACGCGATTACGCTATAACACCGGTTATGATGCCGCCGCAGATGTTACCGGTGATCACCGGGACTATGGTGTCAGTGTTCCGGGTTCCGATTACTTTGCCGGGGTTGATGTCGTATTCGTCCACTTTGGGGTATCCTTTTCGCCTGATGGTCCAACCCAGGCTTCGATCTTCACTGCTTCTTTCTCCCTGGGGTTTTTCAAGTACATAAGCACCTATGACGTATTTACCCCAAAGATACTGGAAAACATTATCCATGTCTGCATAAATACTCTGGCCTACCAATACTTTTTTCACGCCAAAATACTGGGCCAGGGTTTCGGGGGTGGCGGGGAATTTTTGTTGGAGTGTGTTGGTTGTTTGCAGTTTGGGGTGATTTTTTACCGTGTCAAAGACTTCACTTCCCATGGCGATTACATTTGGCTCTTTGCCGGTTTTGCTTTTAACTTTCATTTTTAGGGTGTCTACATCGTTGACGGGGTTTGAATTATCAGGGTCAGACCATTGATCGGTGCCGGTTAGGGTGAATCGATGGTCTTCAGGATAGGTGTTGATGTCCTGGCATAAATCGGCGATCATTTTCTCTACGCCTAATAAGATCGCATCCTGGGCAAGTTTAGTGTTTCGCCGTCTTTTTTTGGGGATTTCACTGTTTTCTGTTTGCATGAGGTCAATGGGGAATACGATGTCGTGTTCCTTTAATTCCACTAACAGGAATTGACCGTCGGCGGACAGAACCAAATTTGAATGGGCGTATTTTGCCCTTACTGTCTGGTAGATGCGTAGGGCGTCAGGTCCATAAATAGGGATTTTGACGAATAGTTGATCTTCTTCTACCAGGGGGAGCAATTCCATGCCGATGAAGGCATTGTTTGAGTATCCCTGGGCAAGATACGACAGGGTGGCGTATTCTTTTACTGTTGTTGCTGTTGGTACTGGCATCTTTTACCTCCTTTCCTTAATCTTCCAACCGGGACAATGCCTCTTCGTAGGAAATTTTTTCCTTGTCCATTAGTGCTTTAGCGCGGTAGTGCAGGTCGATATTTCCTTCGTCCGGTTTTATACGGCTAAAGCAGGCATTATCTTGCCCGGTTTTTGCTTGCGTTCCTTCAATCTTTTCCAATGGCAGACGTTTGGGTAGACCTTTCAAGAAACCCTGGATATACTGTAGGGGTGTTTCTTCTTTTTGGGCATCCTTTGAAAACTTATGGGTTTCCCGGTCATTTTGTTTTAACAGGAATTCCGTCATGGGGTCAACTTCATTGGGGTAGAGTTTTGCCTCTTGGAGCAAACTTTTGGTGAAGGTGGCGATGGTAGTTTTCCGGTTTTGTTCTTCGATGTCTGCCACTTTTTGTTCGGCTGCTTGTGCTTTTTGTTCCGCTTCTTGTGCTCTTTGTTCCGCGTCTGTTAGTTTTCTTTGGAATTCCGCCGTTTTGTCTTCTGGTTTGGTTTCGGGTACTGTAGTACCCTGTACATCTTTCATAGATTCCTCCTTTTGTTTATTTATATCTTTTGTAAATAGATTGTCGTTGGGTACAAACTTTCCTCCATCTCTCATCATACAGTCCAGGCATTTATGGACATTTTGAAGCAAGGTTAAATCTTTTTCCTTTTGTTTATCAGGGTAAGAAAGCTCAAATTTAAATACAATGGAGTCTTCTTTTGAAAATTTGGAGAATGCCTCTGTGATTGGAAACAGTCCTTCTACTGCCGGTCGGTTGGTACAGCCTATGTGCAGCAGTCCGTATTTATCATCCAGTGCTACTGATACAAATTTATAGAGTCCGTGTTTAAGTTTTTCCAGGAAGTCGGTTTTAATATTTTTTGCTTTGGCAAACAGGTAGTCTCCGCAGCGGATGACCTTTTCTATTATACCCTGTTGTGACTCTTCACTTTCGAGATGTTCAACGGATAGGGTTACTTCTTTTCCATCTTTTTTGCCATTTTCAAAGTTATGGATGATTGTTTCCAGGTCTCCCCGGGTGACATTATGGATTTTTCCGTTGGAGGCTTCCCATACGCCGGTTCTGAAGGCGGTAAAATATCCCTGTTCCATTAACTTTTGTATTTCTTCAAGTTCTTTTTGAGTCATTTTTATCTCCTTTAAAGTGGTTTACTGCTAAGAAGATGTTTAACAGGAGGTGAGATAAATAACCTTCATCCAGCCTGTAAAGCATCCGCTTTTGTTTAAGTGTGGGGTCGCCGTCATCGATGGAATGGACGGCTTTTTTGTAAAAAAATGGGACTATGCCGTGTACAACGTGTTTTAGGGCTAATTTTAGCCGTTTTAGAAAGCGATTATTTTTCATTCTATTACCTCCAACCTGAAAAAAGGGGTTTGAGAAAAACCGTTAAATTGGCAAAAATTCAAGATTTTTTTAAATACCCCTTTACACCCCCTTAAAACCCCCTTAAAACCCCTTTTACGGGTTAAAAACGCCATTTTTTGAAATCCTTTTATATCGAGCGTTTCCAGGCTCGGTTTTCCTGGGTGGCCCGTAAACCGTTTAACTCTACCATGGGGTGTGGGATACCCCTCGTTGAAAATTATCGTTGAATTTTGGACCATTCTCGTAATTTTTGGGGGTGGTGATTTTATGACGATTTTTACCATCATGCAGCCTCCAAATCACGGATTTGTTGGTTCAAGATTAAATTTTGTTTTTCTTTGCCAAAGATGAGCTTTTTGAGGGTTTTTTCCATGGAATTTATGGGGTTTTGTTCAAATCCCCGGTCCGGTTTAAAGGGTGGATTTTGGGGGTTATATTCCATGACTCCAAGGAACTGTCTGACTTCCATTATGGTGGCTATGACTTTCCGGCACCGGCAGTTAAAACCGTTGGGGGGTGTCCAGATACTCCATGCCGGGTGGTCATACCTGGCAACGAAATTATGCATGGCGGCGTGTTCCGGGCGGGTGTTCTTGTCCAGGATTGCAGAGTATCGATGATACGGGAATTTATCTACATTTCGCAATAGGGCCTTTTCATTTTGCACTGATAGGGCGGAAAACATGTTGGTGTTGAAGGAGGTGCGGAGATAGGATTTCAACAGCTTGTAATTGATGATTTCGGCTGTTTCTTTGAGGAAATCCCGGTAGGTCTGGCCTTCCATCAGGGCTTTGACCATCTTTTCTTTGATTTTGATCATGGTGTTAAGATCATTGATCTTTGCTAGATGGAAGGCATTGTTTTTAATATCTTTTCGGATGAGGTCCCATATCTCTTTATCAACCGGGATTTTGGATTGAAACCATTTAATCGCTTCTTTCGGCTCTATTATCCTGAAGGCTTCATCTCCATAGCTTACGTCCACCAGGTCAAGATCGGCGGTGGTTTCAAAGTTGCTGGTTTCGGGGAGGCGTTTGACCTGGTGATATACGGAGTATTCACCGATACAGGCTGCCAGGAATAATAATTCTTCCCATAACTGTGTTGTTGTTCCGGTGTAGTTGGTTAGCTGCCGGATGGAGTCCGTGAAGGATTCGGTTTTAAGGATTGCATTTTCCAGGTGAGTGGTGATCACCGCCTGTTCAAATTGCTTTTGCAGACCATCGTAGATGGAGTCCAGGTATTCGCTTTCTTTCAATATTTGCAGCGCGTTCCCGTCTTCCAGGGGGGGGGAAGGTAGAGTGGTATTGATTTCTTGTGAGAATTCAGCTTTTCCTTTTGAAAACTTTTTATGACTGTCTTTAGTGTCTTCTGCCCCTTCCTGGCCTTTTGCCATGATGGCATTCCAGGTGGTGATTTGACCGTTGAAGATCACGGGGGTGTCACCTTCCGGTTTTGTCCAACCGTATTTCAGGTAAAGATCATCCAGGGTGATGGGCATCAATTTCTGCTGGATTTCATCGCTTTCGGCGGCTTCTTTTGAGTTGTCTTCATCTTTGTAGTGTATTAACAATTCGGGGGAGGTGGTAAAGTTGTAATTCCATTGCGCCAATAAACGGACGACTGTTTTAGTTATAATATCCTGTATTCTGAGGGCGTCGGCTTCGATGACTTCATCGGTAACTTGCTTTTGTTCGACTGCGTGGGCCTTTGTTCCATATTGGCTTTCGTTGGTGGTGAGGACCGCGCTGAGTATTGCTTTGCTAATTCCTTTATCGCAGTATCTCACAAAAGCCTCATAAGATGTATCGCCGCCGCTTCGTTTGGCTTCCATGAATTCTATTTTCCAGCCCTCTTCAAGGGTTACGGCGGAGTCACTCTGTATTGATTCCAGGGTTTCCAATAGTGCGGCAATTTCTTCATCTACTGCATTTTTCGAGTGCCAACCGATGATGGTGGGCTGTCCGAACTTTTCGCAGAAGATGGCCCAGAACAAGATGGCGTGCTTTTTCCAGTACCAGCACCAGAACGCCTCTGTGAGTATCGAGCGACCATAGGGATTGCCGCGGGGGGTTTCAAAGGTTGCATGTATAATTCTTTCCAGTGGCACTATGGTTGGTTCGGGATTTTCAACGGTTTTGACGGCTGGTGTGCCATTTTCATCAAAGACCCACATGCCGGGGTCCCAACCTTTGACCGCGGGTAGTATTACCCTGGTTTCGTCAAGCTCCCACATGGGTTCTACCATGGCATAACCATATTCGAGGGCTTCTTGTATTTCAGTTACCAGGTCGCGGTAGACCGGTTTTATTTGCTCTTGTAGTTCTTTTGCCTGTTTCTTGTCATTTTCATTTTCGCCTGGTGCGTTGATTTTCCAGGGGAGGGAGCGGATTTTCAATTTCCGGGTTCTGAGGTCGGCTCCTACCTGGAAGTCACGTTTCATCTCCTCGAAGATTTTAAGACCTTTTCTCATGCCGTCCTGGGTCTCTTTTAGGATGAAGCAGTCGTTTTCGATTTCTTTGAGGAATTCTTTATAGCGTTTCAACCATTTAGTCGCACTAACGGCTAAAGGTCGCAGCACCGTTGGCGATATGGTTTTTTTATCGGCCGGGTTTTTACTGGTGAATTTATTGATTTTCTTTGTAGGGACTTTCGCACGCGGCCGCTTTTTTTTCTTGACGGTTGTTTCTATAAACCCGATTTGTATTTCTTCAGTTTCAGTTGACATAGTATTCCCTTCTTAGTGCGGCAGTGGGCCTTACCCCTTTGCCTAAGAGCACCTTACGCCTGCCGGTGGACTTTGAGCGTATTCTCCGGCTGGCTCCCATTTCCGCTGCATTTAATGCCATTTCCCAGGCGTCGGCTCCGTCATCGTTCATGTTTGTTCCCAGGCAGTGGAGTTGCTCGATCAACAGGTCTTGGTCGGAGTGTCGTTTTTGAAAAATAATGTCGCCGCGTTCCACGGCGGCTTCCTTTCGACCTATTCTCAGTACTTTGTCACTGGTGTGGGTGACGCCTTTTATATTCGGGTATAGGCTGCGGTCGCGGCATAGGTCTTGCAGTTCATTTTTCAGGTACATCTGGTAAGAATTCTCTTCATATAGACTAAGTGCCATGTTGTATTCCCGGTACATATCCAGGAAGACATTATTAAATTTGGAGATGGGGCTGTGTTGTATCCACGCTTCCGCTACATATATTTTTTTCGATTCCCTGTCTTGTGCGACTACAACGTGGGCTTTGTAGTCGTGTTTTTCCGTGTCCCTGGCAGAAGGGTCGCTGCCGGAGAAATAGTTCCAGTACCGCTTCCTGTTGACTATCACTTCAGGCTCATAATACTGGAACCATTCAAGTTTATATATAGCTGTGTCGAGGGGTTGGTTCATAAATTCCTTTGCCCATACCGAAGGTCCTACCTGCTTTTTGATTCGTTTCAATAATTCTAAGGGCATTCCTTCAGGCCATAAGGATTCCCCTTCCGGCGTTATGGCTGAATATACCCTGGCGTTCATGACATTGATGCCGAATTCCTGTTCAATTTCAGGCCCTTTTTCCCGGATGTGGTCTATGAGGAGTGAGAGTACGGATATCTTATCCAGCATGGTGCCGATCATGACTAATGACCCGTTGTCATCCAGGGAAGGGAATACAGCACCTAATATCCAGTTGAAGGTCCTTTTGACTAATTTTTTGTTTAGTACGGTTATATCGTTTTCCAGGTCATCTAATAGTATTAATGTTGGTCTGTGATTGCGAAAACGTTTTCCCCTGATGTTTTGGCGGGAGCCTACGGCCATTATTCGCGCCTTGCCTGCTATTACGATGTCGTCTTTTTCCCAGAGACCGACTGTGACCAGGTCGCCAAAATCACAGCGCAGGCGGATGTTTTCTTCAAATTCTAATTTAATATATGTGAGAAATTCTTCTGATAGTTCTTTTGTTCCGGCTCCTATCATGGTGAAGGGGGAAATTTCATATACAGACTGGTGGATGGGTTCTACAAAGGTTACGTTGGTTGATTTGCCGAATTTCCGTGGATATGCCAGGGCAGCTATCGATTTGTTGCCGAGGCGGCAAAACTCGTGCAGTTCGGCATGGATTTGACCGGAGTCCGCGGTGAAGTAGTGCGGGAAGTAGGTGCGTTTGAAAAATTCGATGTCTACCCGGCCTCGTTCCTTTCGGGCTTTTTTCGCTTCTTCGCTGCAGTCGGGGAACGGTTTGACTACGGTTTGCTGTAGGGCAAGGAGGTTGGCTACTTTTTTTTCAAATTCTTGTTTTGTTAGTTTCCGTTTGCGGTTAATCATCGATGATTCCGTATGCCTTTTCTTTTTCTTCTTGAAAGTAGCCCTGGATATAGCCATGTAATTTATTCATGAATTCTTCGTCCTGGCAATTTTTTTGTACATGCTTTGTGAATCGCGGCATTATTGTTACTGCCATGCCGGGGATATCTTCTATGCCGCCGGTGGTGTTCATGGCTTTGGCAAGTTTTGCGACCGAATCGCTTTGCTTGCTGCTCTGGATGCCGTTTTGAATTAATTCATCAAGATATCCTGAAAATATTTTTGATACTTTTTTATGGATGGCGATTGGCTGCTGTTGATATTCCTTACGTTTCCTGTCCCAGTCAAACTCGTTTTTCCATTGTGAGAGCGTATGTGTCGATACCCCGGTTATTTTTGAGATTGTTTCCAGGGTGTTGCCTTCACAGTATAACTGCTCACATTCCTTGCCCAGTAAATTGTGCTTTCCCATTTTACTTTTACTTAACTAAAATTTTTATAAGTTCCACGATCCCCACGACTATACAACTGGCTATGCCGCA